CAGTTGTACATCTGTACAGAACACCGTTATAAAGACTATAATTTCCAACCGCATATGTAGCTGATGGAACATATTCCGATGTTAAGTTGTAAGTACTATTTTTTAGTTCTGCAATGCCAGCCTGCACGTTTGTTGCTGTCATACCTGTTACCGGTTCAAGCGTTACTTTCTCTGCCGTTTCCAGTATCTCAATCAATTTGTTTTTTGGTATCTTTTTGACATCCTCGCCATCGTCAACAAAAATGTAATCGGTATCTGGCAATGACTGAATGATTGAAACGTCTGTGATTTTTTTATTTGCCACCGCTTACCACCTCTCTTTCATTACTTGCCATGCTTGCATGTTGATATTCATCATCAATCATAGGATATATAGCAGAAATAACAGAGATAGGCAAAGAAATCCCATCCAGATCGGATAGGCTAATTTTTTCCAGTTCAATCTCTGTTTCTTCTTCCATAAGCTCATTGATTTTTGAAGCACATTTCGCATAGTTCTCATCGCTTTGTTTAATTTCATTCGCACCATTTGAGTATTTCATAATGATTTCATTCCTCATCTTGTCAACTGGCGCTAACAAAGATTGAATAGATTGAATGTTTTTCACAATCTTCAGCCCTGTACGAATTGGGATATCCTTTTCGACGGTTGATAATTTTTGTAATGATTGGTTCATAGAAAACAATTCAATATATTTCATGCTATTAACCTCCTATTTTTATACGTAGTATTTAACGTATCCGTTGTCAAAATATAACCCTTTCTTTGTACCCTGCACTATTAAATACGCGCATCCTGCGTAAAATGTTATTCCCGATTTCTTATTTGAGCCATAAATGTTAGTCTGAACATTACTTTGACCACCGATGTCTATTCCCGCCGTGCTGCTTAAATACATCCAGTTACTAGCCGTTAAATTTATATTTCCGACTGAGTAAAGATCTATGTGGCCTATATTAGTACCCAAAGTTTGAACGCTTGATATTGATACCGTAGCTCCGTTTATTGCAATAGCCGCATACTTATTTGTCATACTAATTGTTCCGCTGCTTAATGTAAAAATGCTTCCGTAGCTAGAGCTTGTTTTATAGGCGACAAGCTGTACAACCTGTTTAGCATTGACTAAGTAGTGCTCCGGTTCAAAAAGGATTGATCCGCTTCCGCTGAATGCAACACCATATACGCTGCTATCTATTGGCGATGTAAATGCATATGGTTTTTCAGTAATAGAGTAAGTACCGTTACTAAATATAAATGATGCACCTGCGATAGTTCCACCTGTAATTGTTCCACCAGTAATAGTTGTGCCATTGACACTTCCACCATTGATCGTAGTGCCGCTAATTGTAGTACCGCTGATGCTCCCACCAGTAATAGTTGTGCCATTGACACTTCCACCGTTGATAACAGAGCCTGTGATTGTCCCTTTAATTGTTGCGTTTGTTGCTGTTAGAGCGCCTGAGCTGTCAACGTGAAATGCTCCATTTCCTGCATCAATCTCAATTGATTTAATGGTTCCCGTAGTGATGAAATCAGCGTTGAAATGTCCGTCAATAGTCCAAGCAGTCGTGTATGTTCCATCAACACCTGTGCTCGAAAAACCGATGCCTTGATAGTTAGCTCTTAGAACTTTTTTAGCGGTTACTTTGTCCGCTGTGTCCATCCAGTAGGTTTCGTTCGGTTGCCCTGCATCGTTTGTGCCGATCAGAAAATGCCCGCCAGTGCCGCCTTTAATGATCTCTGTTTGATGTTTAATCGCATCATCAATAAATGATGCTGTAGGGCTTTCTTCCTGCGCTTTCTGAATGTCATTGATCGTGCTTGATAATGAACTTTTTGCATCACCAAATTCTACGCTGTCGTAGCAGTCTAACAAAACATTCCAAACTGTTTTTATACATTCCGCCTTGGCTTGTACTCCTAATTTTTCAAACCAAATTGTAACGGTGTCACAAAGATTGACTGCAGTATTTACTCCATGCAAAATCTGCACTAATTGATTTCCCTCATTATCGGTTAAAACATTATCCTCGTTATCAGTCCAATAAATAACCTCATCCTGATTATCGTTTTGAATGAATGATACAGTGAGATTTACTTTTGGAATTCCGATATTATTCGCCTTGATGTATGCTTGCGTTTTTGCGTTGAGCTGTGCAACTGTCGGCGCTGAACTTTCTGTACTTCCGCTGTCGCTTGTAAATTCTTGCGATAGGTCAACGGTCAATATGCGAGTGTAATTAAACGTCCCTGATACAGATTGCAAATCACTTTTAACAACTGTACCGTCACTGCTGTTTTGGTAATAGCCAATAACGCCGGTGTATACATTAGAGCAATTCTCGTCCTGTTTGATGTCGGTTAGATTTTTGCCATACCGTATGACAACGCCGCGATCTTCTCCGCGAGCATTATCAAGATGTACGGTAAATCCATCAAAATGGTATTCCCCGCCATATACGTCCAATATAGATCCATCTGAACCGCCCATGCATGACCGTATTGATGACGGCACTTTAAGCTCAAAATTTGCTTGTGTTGTACGCGACGTTACCAATCTAAAAGGACAGGATGTAACGGAATTGCTAATAAGTTTTTCAAACGCATCTGAAATTGTAGTAGCCTTAAATGGCATGCATGCATACCCACTCAAATCATAAGAGATATGTTGAGCGCTGACCGTCACTATTCCGTTCAGCGGCTTTGAAATTGAATAAATCCGAAATGGCTGTTTAGCGTCAAAATAATTCGGGCGCAAATAAATAATTCTCCTCAATGCTATTTCTGAATAATGGATCCCAGTTATTGGATATTCAATTTCGGCTTCAAATATTCCATTGCGTTCCTCAGTTACTTTGCACGACACGCAATCGCTTAGAGTCCCTAGACCGTAAGTGCTGAATGCTGTTTCTGTGCTCTCAAAAATAATTGGCTTACTCATAGTCGCCACCATCTAGGAGTGATTTCTATGCTAGTTATCAATCCGGCAAATGAAACGTTTGACGTCCCACTGGTAATGATTGGATATTCGCCCAAATTCATATAGCTATTTCTGTCTTCATTGCGCTCGCGATAAACGTTTTCGCTCTCGCAATCTATGTACAAATAATCATCTAATTTGTTGAGAGTAACCGTGTTTGCTCCGATCGTCACAGTTCCGGCTCCGGTTCCGACGACTTTAATCAATGGCTTTGAGTCATATCCAGTAGGATTTTTAATCGTTCCGGATGCGGAAAATAAGACAGGTGTTTCGCCTGTTTTTAACCACCGCTGCGGCATGCAATCAAATTCAAGAGTCCCTCTTCCCATTTCCATTAAATGGTTTTCAATCTCCGTATCGTTGCTGACCATCGCCAATCGATAAACTGACGTGTCATACGTGTCCTCTAGTCGTTGGTAGCCTGTCTGACCGATAAACTCTGCCGCCAAATCATAGGCGGCCGCATAACCGACAGAATGGCCGTCTAAAGCAATTTTATATTTTGCTGTAACATTCTCCCATCTGCCGTTATCAATGCAGATGTCTCCGCTTCTACCTGGAACGGAAACAGTTTTGTAAGAACGTTTTGGAACCGTGAAAGACGGGTAATGCTCAACTATGATTTTATATTCATCTGAATTTTTACCATTAAATGTAATCATGCTTGCATGCCCTCTTTCTATTTTCCAAACGCATTTCTCTTTTGGTCTACCTGTTTTTGCAGTAAATCAATCGTGTATTGCGCGATGTCTCTTTCATTCATTCCTGCGGATGGGTTGACTGTAATATTGACCGTGCCGATGCCGGCATCGCTTCCACTTTCCTCGCGTACAATCTTTCTCAAATCATCCAATGCGCCAACAAATTCCGGCCGTTTCTCGCCTACGCCGATTAAAGATGGCGAACTAAAAATGCCGCCTCTGTCGTACCAATCAACGTTAAATGTTGGAACGCCTTGGTCAAACCAATCAAGCGGGTTGAGAGATCCATTAAAGCTGAAATGAGGTAATGGGATTGATGGCCAATGCCAATCAAAATTAAACAGGTTTTTAATCCAATCTATTGCCCCGCTGAATGTGTCTTTAACGCCGTTCCATATTCCCTCGACAGGTTCAGAAATGCCGTCCCACACGCCCTGGAAGAATCCTGAAACACCGTCCCACACGCCCTTGATCGTATCCCATGCTCCGGTCACAAATGAACTTATTCCATCCCACACTGGCTGAGCAACTGCCATGATGCCATTCCAAAGCGCCGAGAAAAATGGAGAAACCACATCCCATACGCCCTTGATTGTGTACCAAGCAACTGAAATGGCTAATACAATTGCTTCCCATATTGGTTTAGCGACTGTTATTATTGCGTTCCATAGTGCTTCAAAGAATGGTTGGCATGCATCCCATACGGATTTTACCGTGTTCCAAACAGTTGTGATGACAGTGCTAATCGCATTCCACACCGTTTCGGCAACCGTTTTGATGACGTTAAATGCTCCGGTCACCAAGTTACGAAACCACTCGCATTTTGTCCACAACAGAGCAATGACTGCAATAACTGCAACGATGCTGGCGATGATTGGATGAGCCATCAATACTGACAAACCCGATGCAATGCTACTGATGCCGCTAAACAGACCCTTTACTGCTACTAATAAAGGACCGATTGCCGCCGCAACTAATGCAACTTTTACAATCGCCTGTTGCATGGTTGGCGACATTCCGTCAAACGCATTTTTAACGTTTTTTAGCGTTGCAGAAATTTGTTTTAAAATCGGTGCTAACACTGTTCCGATAGATGCGCCTAATTCTGCGCCGGCCGCAAGCAGACTATTCATCGCTGTTTTTGCGCTGTCGATAGGATCTTCTGTGTTCGCAAACGTTGTGGAAACTGTGCTCGAATAATCACTTAGGCTAGTTCCTAGATTGTCCAACGACAACCGGCCTGATTTTGCCATATCAGAAAATGCTAATGCGTTTTTAGTCCCGACTACATCCGCAAGCTCTGAGTAAGAAATGGTACCGTCTTTAACTCCGGCCACCAATGTGGTCATGCCCTCTGCTACGTTGGTGCCGTCTTTCGAGTAATTCTGCGCGGCTTTTGACATTGCTTTTAAAGCAGTCTCACTATCAATTCCGGCTTTTGAAAAGTTGCCTAATAACGTTACGGACTGTGAAGCATCAAGTCCCATTGATCTCATGGCTGAACCGCTGTTCTGCAGGTCACCCATAAGTTTATCGACAGATACGCCTGTGTCTTGAGATACCGCTGTTATCTGCCCTAACAGTCCGGCTGTATCGTCTGTGGTAAGCCCGAATTGTTGCATAACCATGCTCGCATTGTCTACGGATTGAGAAACGTCTGTATCATTTATTTCACCAAATTTAATAAACTCAGTAGACAAATCGTTAAGCTGGTCGCCGGTCGCTTTGAAACGTGTATTGACCTCTCCGACCGCATTACCGGCGGTTGCAAAATCTGTTGGCATTGATGTCGCTATATCGCTTGCCACATCTTTCAAGTCTTTTAAAGCATCGCCTGAAGCACCGGTCTTTTTAGCGACTGTATCCATTGCTTCATCAACTGTGCTAAACGATGCTAACGCTGCTCCTCCGACTGCTACGATTGGCGCTGTGACGTTTTTGGTCATGCTCTCGCCAACGTTGCCAATTTTATCACCGGTATCTTTAATGGCGCTTGAGGCCGCTGACATGGATGCAGATGCTACATTTCCAAAAGATTTTTGACTGTCTTTCAACTTATCCAGTTTTTGCTCTGTATCAATGATTTCTCTTTGATAGCTGTCGTACTGTTCCTGAGTAATCTTGCCGGACGATAATGCCGCTGACATATCGCCCTCTTTGTCTTTCAGAGATTTCAGCTTATTGGTTGTCTGTTCAATTTCTTTGCTAAGCTCTGCCTGTTTTTGTTTGAGCAGAGTAATGTTGCCCGGGTCAATCTTCAACAGTCTCTCTGTGTCTTTCAATGCCGACTGCGTGCGACTGATCTCAGTATTTACTCCTTTTAATGCCGCTGAAAGTCCACTGGTGTCGCCGCCAATCTCAATAGTTATGCCCTTTAATCTATCTGCCATGCTTGCATGCTCCTTTCAGCTTTTATTATTTTGATTTTTAAAAATTATCGAAATCGGATTGGGTAGCTGTGCGCTCGCCGTCTCCCGAACTCTCGATATTATCGTTTGCCTGTTCAATCAGAATGTCCTCTGCCATTCCGACGGTCATTTCACGCAAATCTGAAACAGATATATGTGCTTGAAATAACCGCAACATGTAAACTGCTACGGTCACCTCTCTTACTGTTTCGCTGTCTGCGCTTCCACCGCTTTTTTTTCCACGTGCGATGACGTTTTTAAATTAGCTGTGAATAGCTCTGCAAGCTCCTCACCATGTTCCTGAATGATTTCAAACGGACTATCAGAAACTGATTTGTACCATTTCATTTCATTTGTCCCAGTCTCTTTTGGATTGGCGTTATATGCCATTGCAAAAATAAAATCAAGCAGAGCATCCATGTTGTCGGAACTCATTTTCTGAATTTCAGAGAGATCGGA